CCGGCCACCCGGGCCAGCCGGATCTCGGTGACGGCCGGTACCGCCCACGAGGGCCGGTGCCGGCCGTCGGCGGTGGTGGGCTCCGTCCGGCTGTCGGGGCCGTGACCAGCCGTTTTGGTCGTTTCCGGTCGCGTCGGGTAACCTTTGTCCTCGGTTCGCCCGAACGGTGCGAGACCCACACGGGCCTATAGCTCAGGCGGTTAGAGCGCTTCGCTGATAACGAAGAGGTCGGAGGTTCAAGTCCTCCTAGGCCCACTCCCGATCATCACCACAGTAGGGTGGGAACCATGAAGATTCTTCTCACGGTTGGTGTCGTGCTCGCGGTTCTCATCGGTATCACCAAGCTGCGCAAGCGTGACGAGGCCGATCTCTGGCACGAGGTCACCACCCGCTGATTTCCCAGATCTCGGGGCCTTAGCTCAATTGGCAGAGCACTGCCTTTGCAAGGCAGGGGTTAGGGGTTCGATTCCCCTAGGCTCCACACCAGAACGCTCCCCACCTGCACATTCAGGTGGGGAGCGTTTCTCATTCAAGGCGGAAGCGCCGAAATCCCGTACTTTCCCCTCACAATCCGTCCGCACCTTCCCCGGCGTACTTGTCCAGGGCCGCCCGGGCGTCCGGTCCGTGGGTCTGGCGCTGCATGTACCGCTCGGTGGTCGACAGCTGGGCGTGGGACAGCTGCGCCTGCGCCTGCGCCGGGCCCAGCTCGTTGCGCAGCAGGGTGGCCACCGTGCGCCGCGTGGTGTACGGCACCACCCATTTCAGATCCTCGGGCATCGCCGCCCGGAACGCGCGCCGCAGGTTGTGCAGATCCATCCACCCGCCGTCACGGTTGGCGAACACCGGCCGGTCCGCCGCGGGGCCATCGGCCAGGCCGTCCGGGAACGACTCGCCGAGCAAGGTCGTCAACGCCTCCACCGCCAGGCGCGGGAGGATGACGGTGTGGTCCGGCGCGCCGGCCTTGCGGTAGTCCTGGCGGTGCAGCGGCATCCCCTCGACCTTGCCGCTCGGGACGAGCTTTCCGGTCACGGTCACGGTCGGGGGAGTGGCGAGCAAGTCGACCTCGTGCCATCGCAGACCCAGCACCTCATTCGGCCGCAGTCCGGTCGAGATGAGCACGTCCACAAACGCCGGCAGCAGTCGGCCCGGCTTCGGCCCGCCGACGCCCTCGCGCCCCGCGCAGTAGTCCCTGATGGCCGCGCGCACCCGTGCGAAATCCTCGGGCGAGAGAACCTGGACGGGCTTGCGCTTGCTCGTCGGGCGGCTCGCCTCCCGAATCGGGTTGTGGTCGAGCACGTCGTACCGGACCGCGAGCTTGAACATACCGAGCAGCACGATGCGCAGCTGCCGGGCCGCCGATGGCGCCTTGGCCGCTACCCGCTGTAGGTGCTGCTCGGCCCGGCTGGTGGGGAACTCTCGGATCCGCAGCGCGCCGATCTGCTTCGCTCCATGCACCTTCCAGGTGTCCCGGTAGTTCTTGATGCTCTGCGGGGCGATGTCCTTGGTCCCGATCCACACCGTGAACAGCTCCGCCAGCGTGGTCCGATCGTTGACCGCGGCATCGACGATCGGCGCGCGCCGGTCTTGAAGATGCCGTTTCAGGTTCCGCTCCGCTGCTTCGCGGCTAGGCCCGCTGCGCTCGACGCCGCGCCGCACGCCGTCGCTGTCGCGGACGTAGGTCGATGCCGTGAACTTGCCCGGCCCGGCCGGCTTGGTCGTGATCTTGCCCCATTCGCCGGGGCGCAGGCGCTCTCTGGGCATCAGTGCGCTCGCAGGGTGCTCGGGGTGGAGATGTTCGCCATCTGGGTTCCCTCAGTTCTCGATGTGCCAGGGCCACCTCCGATCGATGGCCCGGTTCAGTTCGTCGATCTCGCGGCGCCGGAGGCCGCGGAGGCGGATGAGCAGGGTTGGCACGTCGACCCACAGCTCATCGGCGAGGTCGTGGTGGTTGGTCGGCCTGGTCCACATGAACGCGTCCAGCAGCGACCGCAGTGGGATCAGCCGGCGCGCGGCGATGTCGGAGACAATGCGCTCCTCGCTCGCGGCCAACACCGGGTTTCGGGGCACGGGGCCGCGCTCGAGGTGCACGATCTCGTGGGTGAGCGCGCACCGGCGGGCGGCCTGCCCGAGGGCGCGATCGAGGTAGATCCCGTCCGTCGTCCATGCGGCGCGCAGATCCGGTGGTAGGTGTTCGCGGCAGCTGATGCGGATGTGCGGGTAGGCATCGCGCATATGCCGCCACGGATGCCAGACGTGCGCCACCCCTCGTAGTCTCGGCATACCCGCATTAGAACATGTGTTCGACAGGTTTGCCCAGAGATCGCGAGTCGATTGCGCTGGCGGCTAGCGCTGGCCGGCGGAGACATCAGCGGCCCTCGAAGTCGTCGTTCGGCGGGTCGACCGGGAACTCGTCGTCGGGCTCGCGGTCGCCCTCCGGCTCGGGCATTGCGGCCAGGAGGTTGGACGGGTCGAATGCTGGCATCGCCTCGGCGGGGCGAGTCGCGCGACGGTCTATATCGCGTTGTACGATCCGTTCTACCAACTGGCCATCATCGTCTATCTCCTTGATGTAATCACGGGGCGTCATGCCGCGATTGCGCATTTCTTGCGCCAACTCCAAGCCGGTTTCGCCTGCCGAATAAGGGCTTACGTCAATTCCTAGATCCTGCATTCCAGAGAGCGCCGCTGCGCCTGCTTCGCTAGCTTCGCTCACCTCCACCCTGAGTTTATCTATCTCCGACTGCCATCGATGTATCTCAATTGCTGCCGCGTGGACCTGATCCATCGCGCGCCTAGCTTCCTCGCGGCCGAGGTCAGCGTGCTTACTGTGCCCATACAGCCGGCGATGCTCGAACACCGCTTGATCCATTTTTCGCTCGTATTCGACCAGTCGAACAATGGCACTGGTGGCTTTTCGTTGCGAAGCAACAAACTGCCGCATCAAAATTATTGGAGCGGCCCCATCTCCACGGGAAATATCGCCAGCGGATATCGACCATCGGGATTCTAACCACTCGCCCGTGAACCACAGGGCGGCGTAAATGGAGTCTTCTTCCCTATTTGGCAGAAATTCTATGACTTCGAACGGTCGGTCGGGGAAAATCAGGAGAATCGGGGGTAGCTCGAGGGCTGCCGCCAGAACCATCAATTCTGCGATGTCCAGCTTGCCGTTCCGACTGTTGCTCTCGATCTTCGCAATGGCACCTCTGGTGATGGGATAGCCCAGATCTGCTGTCCGCTTTGAGAGCTGGACGGCGGACATCTTCATCTCGCCGCGCCGCCGGCGCACGGCGTTGCCGATCCGCTCCGCCACCGTGCCCGACCATCTCGCCGCCTGCTCTGAACCGCGTTGCCTGCTCTGCATAGAAGCAGACTACCCCGGACGCTGACGTACTTCAGAGCGGTTGTGCTACTGTTCTCATCAGCAGCACAAAGCTGCCAAATCTGCTACTAAACGGAGCACCCGGATGACAGAACTGAAAGCTGAACCCCGCCTTCATCCAGTCCCGGCCGTGATGAGTCGTCTTGGTGTCGGTCGGAGCAAGGTCTTCGAACTCATCGAGAGCGGTGAACTCCGCTCGGTGAAGATCGGCAGGAGACGACTCGTCAGCGAGGCGTCGCTCATCGAGTTCATCGAGAAGGCCGACGAGGCCGGGCGCGCGTGACGGCCACGACCACAGCAGCGATGCCTGCTGCCCCCCTCGGTTGCCGCCGCTCGGCGGTCAATTACGCGACGACGCCCAGTGGTCCCGCCAAGAACAGCTGGACGCCGCCGCAAACGCACCCAGAAACCTCAGGAAGGAGGCGGGGCATGGCCCAGCCTAACTTGCCGGTGCCCTCGGGCGCCGATTTCACCCCTGTCGACCTGACCACCCCGGATGCGCGGTTGCGGCGTGATGCGCTCGCGGCGCGGGTCGATGTGCTCGACAAGGTCGGAGCCCTGCGCGCTCTGCCCGACGACATGCACGTCACCACCGAAATGGTGGCCGAGTTCTACGAGGTGCCCACCGGAACCGTCCGCGCTCTGGTCCTCGACAACCGCGCCGAGCTGGAGACCGACGGCTACCGGGTCGTCACCCGCTCGGCGTTCGAGGTGAGTTACCCGAAGCAACTCACCTCCTCCGCCAGCCGGATCGCCCTCTTCCCTCGACGCGCGGTCCTCCGCGTCGGGATGCTGCTGCGGGACTCGGCCGTCGCTCGTCGCGTCCGCGACTATCTGCTCGACGCCGAGCCCGTCACGCCCGTGATGATGCCGACCGGGCCGGAGTTGCTGGCTCACGCCATCCTCGAGGCGCAGAAGATGATCGCAGCCAAGGACGCGCAGATCGCCCAGCTCGACGGGAAGCTGGCCGCGGCCGCCCCAAAGCTGGAATACCTGGATCGGCATGTCGCCGAGAACGACGACGTGGTGACGATCGAGGCATGGGGGCATCTGTACGGGTTGACCGAGCCGAAGGCATTCGAGCTGCTCCGCGGGAAGGACATCATCTACCGGCACCTCGTCGGTAAGCGCTGGTCGGCGAGTAAGCAGCGCTTGGTCTGCGAGTACGAGCACCTGCCCTACGGCGACTGCATCGACTGGTTCTCCCGCCGACCGCAGCACGACGCACCCCGCCACCACAACGGCCAGGTGCGGATGACGCTGTACGTCAAGGTGTTCCACTCCGAAGACATCGCCCGCAAGGCGGGCCTGGTCGGCCAGATGACCCTGCCCGAGGATCAGGAGGGCCAGCCGTGATCTCGCTGACCTTCTGGGCCGAGCCCGCCGTGATCACCACCGACGAGGCGACGATCACCGTCGGCGCCGGTGAGGTCGACGGCGGACGACACGACGGCGCCGAGCGCGTCGCCGTCGTCATCCACACCCGCAGCGCAGACGGCAACATCATCCACGGCTGGGCGCACCTCACCGCTGCCCAGGTTGCCGAACTCATCGAGTCACTGTCCGGCGCCCGCGCCGCGCTGGCGCTCGACACTCCGACAATCGGGGGCGTGGAGTGAACACGCCGAAGGAACGATTCACGATCGAGGACGACCCCGCCGAAGCGTCCGAACTGCACCATCTCGCAGTACCCGCTGCGGGATGCCGCAGCGATTCCGCGGTCTTGGCGGCGCTGGATTTCAGCGCGCTCTGCGAACACGGCAACCACAAGCGGGGCGTATTGCGCCCACCCGCGCAGTTCTGGTGTGCGCGCCGGTGCGGATGCCCCGGCTTCCTCCTCTGCGAGCAGTGCCTCTCGTGGGAGCGCGCCGCATTCCGCTGGGTCATGGAGGGTTGCGACGGTGAGCTTGCTCCGCAGCGGTGGCTTCGCTGCCGACACTGCCCGCGTCGCGGTGGAACGTTTGACGACCTGATCGAGGTGGTGACGCTGTGATGGTTCGCACCTCGAACATCCCCATCGGCGCGGACTTCCCGACCGCAGCCGAGGTCGGCGCTGCGGTGCTCGCCGACATGGTGACCTGCGGTGTGACGGTGCCAGAGCTGGCCGACGCACTGCGCCTGCCCATCCCCGCCGTGCAGCAGCGCCTCACCGGCGCCGTGGACTGGCTGGTGCCCGAACTGATCACCGCGGCCCGGCACCTGGGCGTGCGAGCCAGCGGCTGGCTGGAAGCAGGTGTGCGATGACGGCCCCCTACACCAGCGTCGACGCGTTGAAATACCTCGCCCGTTACGTGCGGCGCACGGTGAATTGGACCGTTGACTGCCTGGCGATGAAAGACCTGTTCTGCGACGAACATGTCGAACTCGAGGCGATCTGCCAGATGGCCGACGACCTCGATGCCCTCGTCGGCCCGCTGGTCGAGGCGTGGGACCGCTACTCCGATGGACGCCCCGTCGAGTCCTCGGTCGAGATCGCGCCCGGCCAGACCTTCACCCACCTGTGGCACCCCGACCCGGCACGGAACCAGCCGGGCACCGTCACCGGACGGGTGCTCGCCGATCCCGGCGTGGACCACGGCACCTACGAGGTCCGCATCATCCCGCCGCGAACGCTGTCCGTCGTCCTCCACCCTCCCCGGCCGCCGCTGCACGTCGTCCGGCCCTGACCATCCCATCTGGAGAACACCCATGAACACCATCGACCACGAGAACACCACAGCCACCCTGCGGCGCCTGTTCGCCGACCACGGCCTGACCAACCTCACCGACAGCGAGATCCTCGAGATCGGCATCCCCTACGCACGAATCGACGACCGCGAGTTCGCCGACCAGTGGGCGATCGAAATGGCGCACACCTGCCACCACCGCAACGAGCTGACCGCGGCACTCCCCGAAGACGACCTGCCACCGCCGGAAGGGTTCACGCACGACGGGTGGATGCTGCGCGTCGGCGAACTCGCGATCGAGCGGGTCTGGTCGCACGAGATCGACACCGGCACCCAGGTCGGTGTCTGGGCCGAAATCGTCGACGTCTTCACCGGCAGCGGCCCCATCTCCCGCGGCCACGCCGCCGTGGGCGTCAACGGTGCCGGTGAACCCCTCGACGTCGAGCAGGCCGCCCGTGTCGCCGCCGCGCTGACCCGAGCGGCCGAACTCGTCTCCCGCTGACCCGAAAACCACGCAGGTGGGGCGACGTTCGCCCGTCGCCCCACCTGCACCACACCCGCCTGGGAGCCTACATGTCCCACGACAACAGCACATCCGCCGCCACAGCGATGGTCACCGCGGCCCTCAGGGTCACCCTCGCCTCGCCGGTCGGCACCAGCACCCGCCTCGGCGACCGAATGTCCATCGGCACCCTCGTCATCCGCGACGACGACGGGCGGGTGGAGGCCATCCCGTTCCGCGACATCGACGCCGAGGACACTCACCGCCTGGTCTCGATCGCCGCCGCCGTCGCGGTCACCGGGCGACCCGACCACCCCGCTTGGAGCTACTGCGGCGGAGTCGGCTGGGCCGCACTCGTCATCGTTCCTGTCCCGCCGCCGCCCAGCGAGATCCGCACGGGCCGGGCTGATCTGGCGAGGGCGATGCTCGACGATCTGCGAACCCGGCCCGCGCGCGAGCAGCGGCACGTCGACTTTTTCGTCCGCATCGCCCACCAGAACGCGATCCCTGACGCCGAGATCGCCCGCCGTCTCGGGCTCTCCGAGGATGCCGTGCGCGCCTGCCTGTCCGGGGCGCCGCGATGACCCGCCCCACCGACACCCCGCTCGCCACGTACCCACTGGGGCGTGGCGAGCGGGGTGAAACCCCAGCCGAGGCCGCACAGCGTGCCGCCATCGAGGCGCAGCACGAACCGCTGTTCGAGATCATCGAGGAGGACCGGTAGTGGCCTGGGGACGACTGGACGACAAACTCCATTCGCACGCCAAGACGATGCGGATCCCGCGCGAGCACCGCTGCGCGGCAATGGGTCTGTGGACGATGGCCACCTCCTGGTGCAACGACCACGAGACCGATGGCGTTCTGCCCGCCTACATGGTCGAAGAGCTCGCCGGGACACGGGACTTGGCCGAATGGCTGTGCCGTGTCGGCAAGTGGGCAGCTGTCCCGGACATGTCCCACCGGGACGAAACGGGACGTCCCATCACCGTCCCGGAAACGGAGCTGGACAGGGCGAAAATCGACGCCGCAGAGGCGTTCCTGGTCCTCAACTGGGACCAGTACAACTTCACCGCCGCGCAGCTTTCCGCACGCCGAGAGGCCGAAGCCGAGCGCAAACGGAAGTGGCGCGAGTCGAAAAAGCCCAAGCCAGAGGGCAGTCCCGCCGATGTCCCACCGGGACAAGCGGGACAGTCCGAGGATGTCCCGCCGATGTCCCCGCTTAACCCGAACCCGAACCCATCTCTATCTCCTAACGGAGATAGAGAGAGGCCGCGCAAGCGCGCCACCCGCCTCCCCGACGGCTGGATGCCGTCCGAGGACACGATCGCCTGGGCCAAACGGGAGCATCCGAACGTCGACCTACGCCGCGCTCACGAGAAGTTCACGAACCACTGGCTGTCCAAGTCCGGCAAGGACGCCACCAAGGTCGACTGGAACCGGACCTGGCGGAACTGGATCATCAACGACGACGAGCGCGCCCAGAGCCGCACCGGCACCGAAGGCGGACCGACGAGACGACAGCAGAAAGTCGCCGCCGCCGAACGCTTCAAGTCCAACCCGAACCCCGACGTCATCGCCTGGGGCACCGGCGGCACCCCCGCCGCGGTCTCCGAACAAGGCTCGCTGCCGCTGCTGACCGCCGTTCCCTCACCAGCACCCCCACCCACCCCCGATCGACCGTCCACGGGGCGTACAGCCCCGGAAAACACCGCGCCCCAAACGGACGCGGCCCCCCATGCGACCCAGGCGAGCGCACGAGCGCTCGGCGCTGTCCCCGGAGGACTCCGATGAACCAACCCGCCATCACCGGCCTGACCAACGACGAGATCGTGACCCTGCTACAGATCGCGACCGGCTACGACGGCCGCGAGATCGACGAGGTGCTGATCACGCTGTGGTCGGAAGCCGCCCGACGCCGCCGCTGGACCTTCACCGAAGCGGTGAACGCCGTGCACGAGCACTTCGCCGAGGAGACCACCTGGATCATGCCCGGCCACGTCACCCAGCTGATCCGCCGCGAGCGAGGAAGGTACTGGCAGGAGTGAGCGAGGAAGGCTACGACCTGACCGCCGAGCGCGCCCTGCTCGGCACCGCGATGAGCGCCCCGGACCAGATCCGGGACGTCTTCCTCGCCGTCCAACCCGACGACTGGTACCACCACACCACCCGCGAACTCGCCGGGGTCATCACGGGCATGATGCGCGCCGGACGCCCGATCGACGCCAACACGACGATGGTCGAGGCGCAGAACCGCGGCTTGGTCCCCGGCCGGATCCCGCTCGACTTCGCGCTGCGCTGCTACGAGGCCGCCGCGCTGCCCGAATCCGCCGCCGTACACGCCCAGCGCATCCGCGAGCTGTCCGCGGCCCGCAAGCTGTCCCAGATCGGTCTCCGGATCGCCCAGCGCATGGAGTCGGCCTGGTCGACCGGCATCGACCGCATGGACGTCACGGCTGCGATCAAGCAGGCCCGCCAGGCCCTCGACGAGGCCGAGCAGATCACCGCCGACGTCGCCGCCGAACCGCCCATGCCGATGGGCAAGTTCCTGTCCATCCCCGACACCCACGACTGGCTGGTGCCCGGCCTGCTGGAACGCATGGACCGCGTCGTCCTCACCGGCGCCGAAGGCGGTGGCAAGAGCGTGCTGTGCAGCCAGATCGCCGCGACCCTCGCCGCCGGCCTGCACCCCTTCACCGCCAACCCGCTCGGCTCCGGCACCCTGCACACCCGCGTGCTCGTCATCGACTGCGAGAACTCGCCCACGCAGGCCCGCCGCCGCTACCGCTGGATCACCGCCATGATCGACCAGCGCCGCCGCAACCACGGCCTGACGCCGATCGACTGGAACGACACCATGTCCATCGAGGTACGGCCCGCGGGCATCGACTTGCTCACCGGCCTCGACGCCGCATGGCTGGAACGTCAGATCTCCGCGTTCGCACCCGATCTCGTCGTCCTCGGTCCGCTGTACAAGCTCCACCACGAGAACCCCAACGAGGAGAAACCCGCCCGCGAGATCGCCTGGATCCTCGACGGCCTGCGCGAACGCCACGGCTTCGCCCTGCTGACCGAAGCGCACGCAGGAAAGACGACAGCCGGCGACGGCCGCCGCAACATGGCACCGATCGGGTCGAGCGTCTGGCTGCGCTGGCCCGAGTTCGGGTTCGGGATGCGCCGCTCCGACGACGACCCCGGCCGCGGCCGCGCACAGAAGGTCGATGTCGTCTCCTGGCGCGGCTCCCGCGAGGAACGCTCGTGGCCCTCCAAGCTCCACCACGCGGCGATCCTGCCGTGGATGCCCGCTGACCCCGACTATTACGAGACCATCCCGAGGTCCGCATGAACGACACAACACCACAGCCCCGCGAGCAGCGCGCCGAACTGGCAGCGATCCGCGACCTGCTCGCAGAATGGCGCCGCCTCTACGCCGCCGCCACCCCAGGGCCGTTCGCCGTGGCCTCCGACAGCGGCGTATTCGCGAACCTGCAATCCCTGCACCGCCTCGCCCCCGGCAAGGACGGCTGGCGGCAGCGGGTCGCGACGAACATGCTCCGCACCGACGCCGCGCTGTATGCGCGGATGCTCAACGACTTGCCTGCACTGATCGCTGCCGTAGACGCGCTCGAGGCCGACCGGTGAAGAACCCCATCGCTGTGTTCACCTCGGTCTGCGGGTGGCGGACCTGGCCGTGGTGCGTACTCGACAACATCGCTCACGAGTGGTTCCAGGTGCCGCTCGACGGCGACTTCTGGACCTGTCGTCGCCATGACACCGCGCTCGGCGGCACCTGGCCCGAGGACGGCGAGCGATGAGCGAGGGCCATGCAACCGGCATGACGACCGTGCACGTCGACTTCAACGATGTCGCCCGTGACGGGAAAGTCGTCGCCCTGCGGGATCGCGCCGATGGCCCACTCGCCATCGGCGACCTCGTCACTGCGGTCGATCAGTTCGACGGCGAGCTCGCGACGCCCGCAGTCGTGGCCGAGCAGGACGACGACGGCCGAGTGCTGTACCTCGCCCCACTCGCTGGAAACCGACCCGAGGAGGACTGATCAGTGCCCGAGATCCCCGAACCTGACTGGTCGTTGGTGCACGAGGTCGCCGATGACACCGGCTCGCACATCGAACCACCCCCGAATCCCGATTGGCCGCCACTGTGGCAGCTGCGCTGGAAGGCGGCGTCCATACGGACCCGTACCGGGCTGAACATCGACATCGACTCCTACACGAGCATCAACGGCCTGACCAACGCCCGCAGCGAGTCCTACGGCATCGCGGTCTACCCGGTCGGACACGGTGCCATGTCATTCCATGACGCGTGGACGTTGCTCAACGGCATCGAGTCCGGCGCGAAGGCGCACGCGGCCCTGGTCGAGGGCCGCCGATGAGCGCCGAGACCGATCACCTGTTCCTGTCCCGGCCGGAAATGAGCAAGCTCATCGACGAGCTGCGCAAGCTCCCGCGCATCGTCGCCGATCTCGCCGTCACCATCGCCCGGCTCGCCCGCGTGCAAGTCGCCGGGCACAGCATCTCGCTCGGCGCCGCAGCCCAGAGCCGCCCGCCGATCCACCTCGACGCCTGGCAGGCCGAGCAGGCGCTGCACTGGCACCTCGCCACCACCGTGCGCATCGTGTGCGAGGAGCGCGGCATGCCGTACGTGCCGGTCGGCTGGCTCGCCCCCGACTTCATCGGCCCACCACGGCCCGGCCAGCAGCGGATGCAGCCCGGCCACGTGCCCAGCACGCTGGAACTCGGCCGGTGGCTCGACCGGCACGTCGTCTCGCTCGCCATGACCGCAGACGCCGGCGCGCTGTACCTCGACCTGCTGGCCGCCGTCGCCGAGTGCGAGGCCCACATCGACCTGCCGCCCGACGATCTCGTCCAGATCGACCAGCGGCGCGTCGACGCCGCGAACAACAAGATCTTGACCGCCTACCAGATCGAGAAGGTTGCCGCGAAGCTCGGTGATGTCGGCCGCGGCCTGACCCGCGACCGAGTGCGGTACCTCGTCAAGCGCGGGCTGCGTGAGGCCGGCCGCGACGGCGAGACGCGGTTCTACCGATTGGGTGACGTGCTGGCCAAGCACGTGCAGCATGGGCGACGGAGCAAGGGAGGATCAGCGGCATGAGGATCGAGGAATCGCCCGAGATCGAGGTGAACCAGTCCGGGTTCCATGCGGCGATGGAAGCGCTGATGATGGAGGATCCACACCCGAAGGGCTACGAGCGGAGTTCGCCGTATGGACGCCTGACCCGTGCCCTGTACGCCTACGAGTGGGCAAAGCAGGAGTACCCCATCGAGGAGCGTGAGGACGGCGGGTGGCAGCAGACGTTGCCGAAGCCAGGTGCGGCAATCGAGGCGGTCAAGGCGATGGAGGCACGGGAATGAACGTCGGCCAGTTGATCCAGCGCTTGTCCGCCTTCCCCGCCGACATGCCCGTCGTCCTCGCCGCCCGCGACGAACCGGCAGGCGACTACGAGGTGATGACGGTGGCCCGGCAGAGGATGGCGCATGACCCCACCTACGACGACTTGGGGGAACGGGTGTGGCACTACGAGTCCGACTCCTTGCGTCGTTGCGACCCGGCGCGGGAGGTGGTGTTCCTCGACTTCGAGGGGCGGTCCGCGGGCGTGGTGGATGCTGTGGTCACCGTGGCCGCGCTCGAGACGGGCGGGCAGGCATGAACACCCCGGACTGGCTGCACAGCATGGCAGCTGCGACGATCCGTGACGGCTACGGTGTTCCCTCCGCGCCGCTGGGCGACGGAGAGTTCGTCTCGGCGGCCAAGGCGTGCCCGCATGAGGGATGTGATTGGGAGCTTCCGATCGAGTGGCGCAAGGGGGCCACGGTCACCCGACTGCGCGGCACCATCGAGACCGACCGCCTGTGCCAGGAGCATCGGGAGGCACACGTGGTCGAGAACTGGAGCCGATCGTGACCGCGATCGAGAGGTTCGTCCCGGCCGAGCGGTGGCGGGCATGGGATCCCGCGAGCGACTGGCGTCAGATCGGCGAGTGGCAGGAGCAACCGGCCGCGGCCGCGCTCGCCGAGGGCACCGTGGTCACCGTGGACTACCCGAACGGCCACCGCGAGCTCTGGCGCGTCTACCGAGGCCAGCTGGTGCGCGAGCCTGACTTCTTGGAGCCACAGCGCGCCTTCGGCGAGCCCGCTTGACAATTCGTTGTCCCTGCACGCACTCTTAGCCTGCGGAAGGACTGCACCCCGAATCGGGGTGTGGTCCTTTTTTCGTGCCCTGATTCGAGGAGTCATCCATGCTGTCCGTCCTGCTCGACACCGGTTCCGCCGTCCTGTCCGCCGTCGCTGGCGCGATCGACTGGGGTGACGTGCTCGCCGCCGCCCTCGGCGCGATCTTCTGACCCACCCCGCCCAGACCTCGCAGCGCGTCAACCCGGCCACAGCCCCGGCAAGCGCCCCAACGGGCCCGCGCCCCGCAACCCCGAGCGTCCAAGATCGGGGGGTAACGCTGCGCGCTGCGAACCCCAACCCTTAACCCAGAGTGAACAGTTCGAGGTGGTGCCCGTGGTCGCGATCATCGGCTACCAAGTCGCCCGCCGGCAGGGCATCGGCGGCCCCTGGTTCACCGACTGGGACGACGGCGTAATCCACGCCACCGAGGAGGACGCGCAGGCCGCGGCCGACCTCGCACAGCGCACCACCGGATACCCGTGGGAGCTGCTGCCCGTCTACGACGAGGAGCCCGACCCCGGGCCCGTCATCCCACCACAGGACGTGTGACGGCGGCAGTGCTCGCCCACGTCCACTGTGGTGACCCGATCGACACCCGCTACTGCCACGGCTGCGGCGGCTGCCGCTACACCATCCCCCTGACCGGCCTGACACAGCACGGCGCACACGACCTCGGCGTGATCGAGGCGTGCCCCGACTGCGACACCGCCGCCGAGCTGGTCGCCCGTTGGCGACAGAAACACCCCGAGGAGCGCTGATGCCCGACATCGCCAAGCATGTGACCGTCGACCTGGCGCAGCGCAAGCTGTACGTCAACGGCGAGCGATTCCCGTTCCACATCGTCGAGGGCGGGATTCGGGTCGACGGACTGGCCGCCGAGGCGGGCGGCCTGGCCACCGTCACCGTCACGTTCTTCGCCGACGACATCGAGGTCGTGCCCGCGGGCCCCACGCCCGCCGCACGCGAAGAGGCACAGGCCCTGCTGCGCGAGACCGGCAAGGCCCTGCTGACGCTGCTCGGCCTCGACGAGGCCGCCGTGGACCGCATCCTCGGCCCGCTCTGGGACGACCTCGAACTGGCCGCGGCGTCGTGGGGCGTCATGGCCGACGCCAGCCAGCCCGTCACCCGGGAGTCGTGATGGACCTGACCGCGATCCTGCACGCCCTGCTGTGCCCCATGCACGACGGTCCCGTGCTCGAGGCGATCCCGCTGCGCATCCTGATGGCGGTGCAGTGGTGATCACCCGCATCATCGCGTGCGCCCTGGCTCGTACGACGAAGTCGCGCTGAGTCGACCGTGCCGACCCGTCCGCCCCGCGTCTGCCCGAAGTGCCGGCAGCAGGCGCCCTCGGGGCAGCGCTGCCCGTGCACGCCGGCCTGGAGCGGCAGCGCATGGGGCGGTGGCAGCACCCGACGATGGCGCAGCATGCGCGCCTCCAAGCTCAAGGCCGACCCCATCTGCCAAGCCCCCGGTTGCCGGGCCCTGGCCGTCGAGGTCGACCACGTGACACCACTCGCCCGCGGTGGCGCCCGCTACGACTGGAGCAACCTCCAGAGCCTCTGCCACGACTGCCACACCGCCAAGACCGCCCAGGACGCCCGAGCGGGCCGATCCCGGGGGTAGGGGGTCTGGATCGCTGGCCAGGGGGCCAGGGACAGCGCCGCGGTACCCCCGCTGCTTCGCGCTCAGAATCGGGCGCCGTTTTTGACCCGAAAGGGGGTGTGATGGGACGCACAGCAGCACCGGCCGCGCTGCGGCTGATCGGAGGGCGCTCGGAGGGCCGCGACTCGGGCGGTCGACCGGTCGAGCAGCCGCCGGAGTTCCGGCGCATCCCGCCGAAGCCGCCGACCTGGCTGTCCCGCGAGGCCAAGGCCGAATGGAAGCGGGTCGTGCCCGGCCTGTCGCGCCTGGAGCTGCTCAAGGAGGAGGACCGGGCGAGCCTCGCGGTGTACTGCGAGACGTGGGCGACCTACGTTGCCGCCCTGGCCGACGTGCGGAAAAATGGCCTGACCTGCGAAAATGTCACGATCTACAAGGACGGCACCGAGTCGCGGCGCACGGTGAAGAACCCGGCGCTGGTCGTGGCCGAGACCGCGGCCGCGCAGCTGCGTGGGATGGCCCAGGAGTTCGGCCTGACACCGGCGGCCGAGGGCAAGCTCGCTCACCTGTCGGCGGGGCGCGGCAGCGATGACGCGAACAACCCGTTCGGCTGAGGTCGAGCTACCGGACTCCGAGGAGCTGGACAGGCTCAAGCTCTCGCCCGAGGTCGCCTGGTATCTGGTCAGCCGCGGCATCCCGCTGCCGGACTGCCCGCCTCGGTGGAAGACGCCGGAGCCGCGCGAGGAGCCCGGCGCCCGGTTCGACCCCGATCGTGTGGACAAGGTATTGGCGACTTTCCGGGCGCTGCGGCACACCAAGGGGCGGCTGGCCGGGCGGCCGCTGATCCCGGACTCGTGGCAGGTGGCCTACATCCTGGCTCCGGCGTTCGGCTGGGTGCACCTGGACGAGGATTTCGGGATCTACGTGCGGATCATCCGCACCCTGTATGTCGAGCTGCCGCGCAAGAACGGCAAGTCCACGCTGGCCGGCGGCATCGGGATCTACCTGACTGCCGCTGACGGCGAGGAAGGCGCGCAGGTGATCGCGGCGGCGACGCGGCTGGATCAGGCGCAATTCGTTTTCGCGCCGATCAAGCTGCTCGCCGAGAAGTCGCCGGCGCTGCGCAAGCACGTCACGCCGTACAAGGCCAAGATCGTGCACAACCGCACCGCGTCGTACTTCCAACCGGTCGCCAACGCCGGTGACGCGCAGCACGGGGCGGACCTACACGGCGGTATCGTCGACGAGCTGCACCTGCACAAGACCAACGAGCTGGTCGAGGCGATCGAGACCGGCACCGGTTCGCGCACACAGCCGCTGATCGTGTTCATCACGACCGCCGACGACAGCCGCAAGGAGACCCCGTACGACCGCAAGCGCGGCCTGGTCGAGCAGCTCGCCCGCGGCGTGCTCAAGGACGCGACCACCTACGGCGTGATCTGGGCGGCCGACGAGAACGCCGAAGGGTTCGACCCGTACAGCGAGGAGGCGCAGCGCGCGGCGAACCCCGGGTTCGGGATCTCGCCGACGCGCGCGTTCCTGCGGCAGGCCGCGGTCAAGGCGCAGCAGTCGCCGGCCGACGATGCCAGCTACCGACGCCTGCACCTGGGCATCCGCACCAAGCAGGCAGTGAAGTACCTCGACATCGAGGCGTGGGACCGCAACGCGAGCATCGTCGACGAGGAGCGGCTACGCGGGCGGGCCTGCTACGGCGGCCTGGATCTCGCAGCGACGAGCGACCTCACCGCGCTGGCGTGGGCGTTCCCCGACGCCGACCGCGGCGGGTTCGATGTGCTGTGGCGGATCTGGATCCCCGAGCGCGGCCTGCGGGAGCTGGACAAGCGCACCGCCGGCGGCGCCTCGGTGTGGGCCAAGCGCGGCTATCTGACCGTGACGCCGGGCGATGTCGCCGACTACGACTTCATCCGGTCGACGATCGTGACCGACTCCGAGAAGTTCGACGTGCGCGAGATCGCCTACGACCGATGGAACTCGACTCAGCTGGTCAACGACCTGACCGCCGATGGTGCGCCGATGGTGACGATGGGCCAGGGCTATGCGTCGATGAGCGCGCCGACGAAGGAACTCCAACGGCTGGTGCTGCTGGGCACCGAGCAGGCGCCGATGGTGCGTCATGGCGGCAACCCGGCCGCGAGGTGGACGGTCGACAACTTCGCCGTGGCGCAGGACGACGCCGGAAATGTGAAGCCGTCGAAGGCGAACGCGGGCGACAAGATCGACCCCGTGGTCGCCCTGATCATGGCGATCGGCCGGGCGACCGAAGCCCCCGCGCCGAAGCGTAGTGCGTACGAGGACGACGGCCTGATGGTCGTGTGACGAAGGGCGGCTATGGACTTGGTGATCGCGCTCGCTGCGTTCGTGTGCGGCGCGCTGTTGGTGGCGGGCTGGACGTGGTGGCGCGAGCCCCGCTATGTCGCGCACCGGCGCGTGGTGGTGAACCTGCGCACCGGCACCGCGGTCGAGGGCGTGATCACCCGCACCCGTGGCCGGATTCTCGTCGTCCGCGATGCCACGGTGCACAGCGACGGCGGGTCGGCGTCCCCGGCGGACGGCGAGATCGTCCTCGACCGCGGCAACGTCGACTACATCCAGGCGCTCGGGAGGCGGTGAGCCATGCCGTTCGTCGTCAACGAGGGCGCGATCCGGTCACTGTCACGGCCCGGCACGCCCACCCTGCCGCGCGTCACGATCGCCGAGGGCCTGACGCTCGACTACCTGACGCTGTGGCGCAAGCAGCCCGCGGTGCGGACCTGTGTCACATTCCTGGCGCGCAACATCGCGCAGCTCGGGCTGCACGTGTTCGAGCGGCGCGGCGACACCGACCGTGTCCGGCTGACCGAGCACGAGCTCGCCGAGCTGATCGACAAGCCGAACCCGTGGACCACCCGCTACCGGCACATGAACGCGCTGGTGCACGACCTGGCGATCTTCGACCGCGCGTACTGGTGGAAGACCAAGACCGATGCCGGGCTGGGCCTGGTACGTCTGCCGCCTCCGCTGGTCACACCGAAGGGCGAGAACTGGCTGACGCCGGAGCGATTCGAGGTCGCGGGCAGCAAGGGCAAGAAGGAGATCCCCGCCGACGAGGTGGTGTATTTCCGCGGCTACTCTGGCACCGACGATTTCGGCACCTCGCCGATCGAGGCGCTGCGCCAGGCGCTCGCCGAGGAACATTCCGGCTCGCGGATGCGCGAGCAGGTGATGCGCAACGGCGCCAGGATCTCGGGCTACCTGCAACGGCCCCTCGAGGCGCCGGAGTGGTCGGGCGACGCGCGCGAGCGATTCCGGCGCGAGTGGCAGGCGCAGTACACCGGCGAGGGGCCGCAGGCGGGCGGCACGCCAATCCTCGAGGACGGCATGGTCTTCCAGGCCGCAGCGCAGACCGCAAAGGACTTGCAGTACCTGGAGGTGCGCAAGCTCTCCCGCGAGGAAGTCGCCTCGGCCTACTTCATCCCGCCGCCGATGATCGGGATCCTCGACCACGCGACGTTCTCCAACATCAGCGAGCAGCACAAGATGCTGTACCAGGACACCCTCGGGCCGTGGCTGACGATGATCGCCGAGGAGATCGCCCTACAGCTGATCCCCGACATCGCCGCCGGGGATGCGCGGATCTACGTCGAGTTCAACCTGCGCGAGAAGCTCACCGGCGCATTCGAGCAGCGTGCCGCGCAGATGTACCAGGCCGCCGGCACCGCGTGGATGACCGTCAACGAGGTCCGCGCGCTGGACAACCTGCCCCCGGTCGAGGGCGGCGACGAGCTGATCCGGCCGCTGAACGTCACCCAGAACGGCGACCAGAACCCGATCCCGGCCGAGCCTGAACCCGACGAGCCCGAGCCGGACGACGACACCGGCGACGATCCCGAGGAGAGTGCAGCGTGAACACCAAGGCGTGCGCGGTCAAGGTGAAGGCCGGCCCCGACGCGGGCCTGGCCGAAGGCGAGTTCATCGCCTACGCGAGCGTGTTCGGCAACAAGGACAGCTACGGCGACGTGGTGCAGCCCGGCGCTTTCACCGACACCCTGGCCGCGTGGGCGGCCAAGGAGAACCCGATCCCGCTGCTGTGGGGCCACAACACCGCCGACCCCGACTTCAACCTCGGCGAGGTGGTCGAGGCCATCGAGGATTTCCACGGCCTCAAGGTGCACGGCCGCCTCGACATGGAGTCGCCGAAGTCCGCGCAGGTGTACCGCCTGCTCAAGTCCGGCCGCGTGTCACAGATGTCTTTCGCCTACAGCGTGATCGAAGGCGAATGGGTCGAGCCGGTCGGCGAGGGCAAGACCTACAAGGACGCCTACTACTCGCTGAAAAAGCTCGACCTCTACGAGGTCAGCATCGTGCCGATCGGCGCGAACCAGGAAACCGAGATCCTCGCGGTGAAGGCCGCCGCCAGCGCGCTGCGCGCGAAGGCCGGCCGCGTGCTCTCGGCCAAGAACGAGACCACGATCCGCGACGTGAAAACCCAGCTCGAGGAAGCCAGCCAGGCCCTCGACGAGGTGCTCGCCGCGGTCGCCACCGACGAGAACACCGACGAGCAGGACCAGACCAGCGGTAAGGAACCGTCCCCGGGGAAGTCTGCGCAGACCTCCGCCGGCAAGACCACGCCGAATCCGGTCGTCTCCCTGGCGTCACTGGACGCGCTTGCAGCCGAAATCGAGTGCAGCGCATAGCCATTCACACCAGGAGGAAACCATCATGATGACCAAGACCAAGCTGGCCGATCTGCAGAAGGCAGCGCAGGCCGAGGTGAAGCGCGCCCGCGAGGTCGCCGAGAAGGCGCAGGGCGAGTCGCGCGAGATGACCGACGACGAGCGCGGCGTCTACGACGAGGCCATGCGCAAGGGCGCGGACCTGCTGGAGCAGATCAAGGTCGCCAAGCGCGACCTCGAGGTGCTCGAGGCCGCGAAGGGCCTGGCCGCCGAGATCGGCGAACCGGCCGTCGAGGACGTGGACGCACAGGGCCAACTGCCGGTGCGCGAGCGCGTGAAGTCCCTCGGCTTGCAGGTGGTCGAGTCGACCGCGTTCAAGGCCGCGCTGGCCCCGTTCAAGGGCGGCCACGTGCCCGAGCGGACCCGGTTCCAGACCGACCCGATCGGGATCAAGGGCCTGTTCGTCGGCGGTAGCGATACCTCGGCGGGCGCGTTCGTCGTGCCCGAGCAGACCGGCATCGTCGAGATGCTGGGCCGCAGGCCGCTGACCATCCGCAACCTGGTCTCGGTGCGGCGCACCGGCAGCGACGCGGTGGAGTACGTCGAGCAGACCAGCCACACCAACGCCGCGGCCGTGGTGCCCGAGGCCACCAGCGCGGCCGCGCCGACCGCACCCGGCACCGCGGGCGCGCTGGTGCTCAACCCGAACGGCGGCTACAAGCCCGAAGGCAGCTGGGCGTTCGTGCGCAAGACCGCGGTGGTCAAGACCATCGCCGAGTGGGTGCCCGCCACCAAGCGCGCCCTGGCCGACGTGGCCGCGCTCGAGGGCCTGATCAACGACGAGCTGCGCGCCGACGTGGCCGAGGCCGAGGAGGGGCAGATCCTCAACGGCGACGGCTCCGGTGAGAACTTCACCGGCATCAACAACTGGAGCGGTGTGCAAACGCAGGCGTTCGACACCGACCTGTTCACCTCGGTGCGCAAGGCCATCACCAAGGCCCGCACGGTGGGGCGGGTCAACCCGAACGGCATCGTCGTCAACCCGGCCGACGCCGAGGCGATCGACCTGGCCAAGGACGCCAACGAGCGCTACTACTTCGGCGGCCCGCAGGCGATCACGCAGCGCACCCTCTGGGGTCTGCCGGTCATCGAGTCCGAATCGCAGGCCGCCGGCGAGGCGCTCGTCGGCGACTTCGCCAAGGCGGTGCTGTGGGACCGCGAAGAGACCACGGTCACCATCACCGACTCGCACGCGGACTTCTTCATCCGCAACCTGGTCGCGATCCTCGCCGAGGAGCGGCTCGCCTTCGCCGTCACCCGGCCGGCCGCGTTCGTCAAGACCGACATCGCCGCCTGACCGTGGCCCTGATCAGCTCGCGGTCGGCCGCTCCCGGCCGGCCGCCGGCCAAACGGAGGAGAAACACCATGTCGCTCAAGCGATACGAGGTCGAGGTCAACGGTCACAAGACCGTGCTGCAACTGTCCGACGAGGACGCCAAGGACCGCGGCCTCACCGCCGCCGACGAGGTGAAGGCCCGCCCCGCGGCGAACAAGGCTGCCCGCGCGGCGAACAAGGGCCAGGGCGCGACCGAAGGTCAATAGGTGACCACGCCGCTGCCGTCGCTGCTGAGCCTCGAGGCGTACAACACCCTCGTCGCAGGCACGGGGATCGAGCAGATGCGGCTCGCCGCGATTGTGCGCGACATCCGCGACTACTGCGGATGGCACATCGCTCCCGCCGTCGAGCAGACCCTCGTCGTCGACGGCAGCGGCGCCACCGTGCAGCCGCTGCCGACGCTGCGCCTGAACTCCATCACCGAGGTGAAGGAGAACGGGCACGTGCTCGCCACGGACGGGTTCGAGTGGTCGCACGACGGCACGCTGCGCCGCGCGACCCCGTGGACATCGAGGCTGCGCGGTATCGAGGCCACGGTGAACCACGGCCACGACGCTGTGCCGGAGAACATCGTGTCGGTGATCCTCGACGCCGCATCTGCCGCGCTGAGTCTCGAGGTCGGCGAGGGCGCGGCGGCCGGACCGGAAACGATGGGCCCGTTCTCGTTTGGCGCCAGCGAGGGCGGCGTCACGTTCACCGCAGCACAACGGCGCGTCCTCGACCGCTACCGGATCGAGAAACGCGCGTGAGCGAGACCGTGATCCGTCACCGCGGTGGCGGATTCGACGACAACGGCGATCCCATCCCGTACACCGATGTCGACCTGCGGGCCCGCGCGGTGGCGCCTGGTGCGACCGCGGAGTACCAGGACCGCGGCCGCAACGGGCAGACCGTCGAAATGACGGTCTACTTCTATCCAGCCGTGGACCTCACCGGCAGCGACGAGCTCACCGTGCGGGGCGAGCGCTACCTCGTCCAGGTCGAACAGTGGAAATCACCGCGCACGCGCCGCACCGGCACGGTCGCGCTGTGCAGCCGAGGGGAGGGCTGATGGTCACCAGCCGTGTCCGCTTGAACAATCGCACCATCGCGAACCTGCTCAAGTCGCAAGGCGTCGCCGATCTCGTCAACCGCGTCGCCCGTGAGGTCGCCGCACACGCGGGCGAGGACGCCGACGTGGACGAGTACACCACCGACCGCGGTGCGGCCAGTGTGGCGGTGCCGGCCGAGCAGCAGGCCATCGAGGGCGCCCTCACCCGGGCCGCGGCTGCGGCGAGCCTCGAGGTGCGGCAGCGGCCGTGAGCAAGCCGCACCGGCTGCCGCCTGATCCGGCGGCGGCGATCAAGGCGTACCTGTCCGCCGAGCTGCCCGCGCTCGTGGCCGCGCCCGCGCCGACCGTGGGCCTGGTGCTGCCCGCGGACTGGAAGCTCACGAGCCCGCCCGCCGTCGTGGTGTTCGACGATTCCGGCCCGACGCTGTGGCCGGTCATGGTCAAGCCCACGATCCGGGTCACCGTGTGGTCCAACGGCCGCACTCGCGCGCGAGCGATCGCGGGCGCGGCGCTGGGACTGCTGCTGTCGCAGCGAGTGGCGGGTGTCGCCACGATCACCGATCCGTCGCAGCTGCTCGACGCTCGCGACTCAAGCACCGGCGGGACGCTCGCGAGCTTCACCGTCCGGGCTCAATCCCGAACCCTGCCCGCCTGATCGGGCTGGCATTCCAGATAGGAGGTGCCCGAGATGGCACTTGATCCCGACAACGTCAAGATCTGGGAATACGCCCGGGTCTTCGTCTCCTTCGCAGTAGATCGTCCCGCCCTGCCCGCTTCCATCGATGCCGACTACGGCACCGACTGGGAAGAGGTGGGCATCCTCTCCGGTGACGATGGAATCACCGAAGACCGGGCGTCCAGCGAGAGCAAGCATTTCGGCTGGGGCATCGGCCTGATCAAGGTCGGCGACAAGAACTTCGAGCTGACAAGGAAGTTCTGGGTGCTCGAGGACAACGCGACCACCCAGAAGATCGTCAACCCGGGCTCGACCGCGACGAAAATCCTGATGCCGAAGCACACCTACGCCTGGCTCGGATTCGAGACCGACTCCGACCTCGGCGACAAGGAGCGGCTGACCACCACCCGCCGGGCCAAGCTGAAGGTGCCGGCGAACAACCGCACCGAGTCCGACCCCACCAAGTGGGAGGTCAACGTGCTGTTGTTCGCCAACGGCTTGGGCGAGGTTTTCGACCGCCAGGCCGGCGTCCCCACCCCCACGCCGTAGCCCCCGAGACGCTGGCGGCGCGGAAGCTGAGCGGGTTCGCCGCGCCGTCAGCACCTTCACGAACCCGCAGCGAGAGGAACCCGCATGTCCCGCAACCGCAATCGTCGTCCGCGCCCGGCTGGAGCGCCCGAGCCGCAGGACTTCAAGCCGAAGTCGCCCGCCGAGCGCGAGGCGAAGGGCGGCGACACCGTCGAGGTCAAGTTCCGCGGCATGACCTTCGAGGTGGCCGCCGACCCGGCGAAGTGGAGCTACTGGCAGGTGACGCAGTGGCTGCCCTCGAACAACTTCGCCAACGCGTGCATCGGCCTGCTCGGCCCGGGCCAGACCGCCAAGATTCACATGCGGTACCCGGACCTGACGAGCGTCGGGGCGCTCGAGCTGTTCAGCGAGTTGTTCATGGAGATCGCGAAGGCCACGGGGTTCGGTAACACGGGAAACTCGTAACGCTGCTGCACCTGCTCGACGAGCACGAGGATCTCGTCGAGGCGGCGCTGCGCCGGTACTGCGGCGTCCGGTACACGGACCGGTGGCGAGTCGATGAGCAGGGGCAGCAGCGGCTCACCCTCCGCGAGATCTGGGTCTACCTCCAGGAAGCGCTGCCCGGCGACTCGGCGATAGTCCGCCACTTCAACAACGGCCGCGCCCGCTGGGGCGACCAGGAATACCTGCTCGCCGACGTGGCAGGCATCCTCGCCGGCAAGCCGCACCCGGCCCGGCCGAAACCGCAGTCGCTTCCTGTGAATCCGCAGGAAAAAGACCGAGTCGACGAGATCCGCGCGAAGCGGATCGCTGAGAAGCGCGCCCGCGAAGCGGCAGCACGCGAGCAGCACGAGCAAGAGCAAGGGGGTGAGGGTTCGTGACATCACCCGGGAGCGGTGCCGAGGTCATCGGCTACGCGGCGCTGCAAATCATCCCGTCGATGCGCGGCACCGCCGGGATGCTCGACCAGCAGCTCGGCGCACCGCTCCAGGCGGCCGGTCGATCGGCGGGCGCCGCGGCCGGCCGCGCGGTGGCGCAAGGACTCGACCAGGCCAAGGCCGCGGTCGAGGCCGCTTCGGCGCGGCTCGCGGCCGCGCGCGACAAGGAGGCCGACGCCGCGGGCAAGGTCCGCGTCGCGGAGGCCAAGCTGCAAGAGCTACGCGCCCGCGGCAACGCTTCGGCCTCGCAGCTCGCTGCCGCCGAGGAGCGGCTCGCCTCCGCGCAGCGCGCCGCCGACCGCGCTGCGAACGCCCGCCAGCAGGCGGTGCAGGGGCTCTCGGATGCGCGGGCCCGGCTGGCGAACCACACCGACGAGGCCACCGAGTCGGAATCGCGTTTCGGCGCGATGATGGATGCGATCACCGGCAAGCTCGGCCCGGCCGAGGCGAAGATGCTGGCTGCCGCGGCGGCGACCGCCGGCCTCGGCGCGGCGATGGCAGCTGCGTCCGAGGCGATCTCGCGCGAGAAGACGGTCGACGTCCTGGCAGCTTCCCTCGGCGCGACCCCGGAGCTGGCCGCCCAGTACGGTGCCGCCGCGTCGAGCCTGTATGCGCAGGGATTCGGCGAGAACTTCGGCGCTGTCACCGAGGCGATCGGCGTCGTGCAATCCGGTTTCGCGGCCCTCGGCTCCGAGGGCGAGGCCAGCCTGGAGACCGTCACGGGCCGGGCACTGAACTTCGCCGAGGTTTTCGGTACCGACGTGGCGACGAACGTGCAGGTGGCCTCGCAGCTGGTCACCAACGGACTCGCGAAGGACTCGACCGAGGCTTTCGACCTGATGACCGCCGCATTCCAGCGGGTGCCGGTGGCGATGCGCGACGAACTACCGGAGATCCTCAACGAGTACGGCACCCACTTTCGCGGCCTGGGGTTCAGCGGTCAGCAGGCGTTCGCCCTGCTCGTCGATTACGCCGCACAGGGCAAATTCGCCCTGGACAAGGCGGGTGACGCGCTCAAGGAATTCTCGATCCGCGGCTCGGACATGTCGACCGCTTCGCAGGAGGCGTACAAGGCGATCGGCCTCGACGCTGCTGCGATGTCGTCGGCGATCGCCGCTGGTGGTGCTGAGGCGCAGGCCGCGCTTCAGCAGACCGCGCAGGGTCTGCTCGCCATCGAGGATCCGGCCGAGCGCGCCAATACCGCGATCGCCCTATTCGGTACGCCTGTCGAGGATCTCGCTGTCGATCAGATCCCGGCGTTCCTCCAGGCGCTCACCGGCGGCTCGCAGTCGATGGCCGATTTCGCTGGTGCCACCGACGAGATGGGCGCCACGCTTGCCGACAATGCCTCGACCAAGCTCGAGGTTTTCAAGCGGCAGATCCAAGAGGGGCTGATCGGGGCGCTCACCTCGTCGGTCGACTGGGTCGACCGCAACCGGGGAGTCGCGATCGGGCTCGGTGTCGCGCTCGGCACGCTCGCCACCGCGCTGGTCGCGGCGAAGGTCGCGGCCGCTGGGTACGCGGTGGCGCAGGGCGTCATGGCCGCAGCCACGGGCGCGGGCACCGCGGCGATCGCGGCGAACAGCCTCGCGCTCGGCGCGTACACGATCGCGACCGGCGTGATTCGCGGCGCGACGATGGCCTGGTCGGCCGTGCAGTGGGTGCTGAACGCCGCGCTGTCCGCGAACCCGATCGGGCTGGTGGTCGTGGCGATTGCGGCACTCGCGGCCGGGCTCGTATACGCCTGGCAGAACTCCGAGACTTTCCGCAACATCGTGATCGGCGCGTGGGAGGGCATCAAGGTCGCGGCCCAGTGGACCTGGGACAATGTGCTGCGGCCGATCTTCGACTGGATCGTCGGCGGCTACCAGAAGGCATGGGACGTGGCCAAGGCCGCCGGTGAGGGCATCGGCGCTGCGTGGCAATGGATCTCGGACAAGGCGACCGACGCGAAGGACTGGGTCGTCAACGCCTTCAACAGCGTGGTCGATTTCGTGACCGGCCTGCCAGGCCGGGTCCGTGACGCCGCGTCGGGGCTGTGGGACGGGATCACCGACAGCTTCCGCAGCGCGATCAACTGGCTGATCAGCGCCTGGAACAACTTCCGACTCGGCTTCGACTTCACCATCCCCGTGATCAACAAGCGGATCACGTTCGAGGTCAACACGCCCGACCTGCCGCTGCTCGCCGGCGGCGGCGTCGCGGGCCGTACCGCGGACGGTCGGTTGTGGGGGCCGGGCACGCCGACCAGCGACAGCATCCTCGGCATCGACGCGCTGACCGGGCTGCCGACCGCGCTCGTGTCGACGCGCGAGGGCGTGGTCAAGGCATCGGCGATGGACGCCGGGGGCGCCGAGATCGTCGCGTGGCTCAATGCCGGATGGGTGCCACCCATCGGCCTGCTGCGCGCGATGCTGCCCGGCCTCGCCGGCGGCGGCCTGGTCGAGGCGCAGGAATGGGTGCGTGGTGAAGCGGGCAAGCCGTACCAGTACGCAGGCGTAGGCAACCCGTCGTGGGATTGCTCGGCGATTGCGGGCGCAGTGTGGGCGAAGGCGACCGGCCGCAACCCCTACCAGCGGTATTTCACCACCGAGAGTGATTTCGAGGCGATGGGCTGGCTGCCCGGTCTGGGCGGCCCGAACGACATCAGCATCGGCATCATGCGGGGCGGCGGCGGCCCGAACAGTCACATGGCTACGACGCTCGGCACGCTCAACGTCGAGAGCAGCGGCACGGATGGCGTCGAGGTCGGTCCTGGCGCGCAGGGCGCGGCCGACTTCCCGCTCCAGTTCCATTGGCCGCTCGGCGGCGATCCTGGCGGGCCAGGTCTTGCCCCGGAGCTGGGCACCGCGCCGGGCGGTGGTGGCTTCGGCGGCGGGGGTGGCACCGGCGGTTCCGGTGGGTCCGGGGGTTCCGGTGGCGGTGGTGGCGCTGGCGGCGGTACATCGAGCAGGCCCGCGGGCACGGCGGTGCCGGTGTGGGTGGACAACTGGCCGAGCAACTTCGGCATCAGCAGCAGCCCGGGCACCGGCACCACGACCGCCCCGTCGTCGACGCCCGGCGGCCCCGGCGTGGACGAGGTGTACAACGCCCCCTCCGCGACGGCCCCCGGCGATGCTGGTGCGCAGCCGGCCGAGCAGGCGGCGCACCCGTTGCAGGGTGCGCCCGGCCTGCTGGGTGAGCTGGCCGATGGTCCGGCCCCGTGGTGGATGGCGGCCACGCCCGAGCAGGCGGCGGCCAATCTGGGCAGGCAGGCCGGGGATCTGGCGGCCCAGACCGTGCAGGGCGCGCAGGACTTCTTCGCCAACAACTGGAAAGAGATGCTCCAGACCGGCGCCGCGCTGGTCGGCATGGGTGCCGCGGGGGGCGGGCGCGGTGACACCTACAACATCATCGGCCCGGACCCGCGGCAGGCGGCGATGGCGGTGGATCGCGTGCAGCGGCGTCGCACGATGGCGATGCGCCGCGGCGGCGGCAACGGCGGATTCGGGGTGCGCTGATGCATCCGCTGTTGGAGATCGAGGCCACCAAGGTCGTCTACATCGGCGTGTCCGGGCGGTGCTGGCACCTGGCAGGGCCGGGCGCGGGCGCCGAGGGCGTGACGATGGGGGAGGGTCCGACCGGGCATCTGTTCGCGCCGGTGTCGATCCTCGTGTCCGAGGGCGCCCGCCAGGACGGCGCCAGCTTCCTGCGATATGTGCGGTCCAAGAAGGAAATCGATTTCATCGCCCACGTCGGCGGCGACGCGATCCCGCTGGTTATCCGCAGCCCGCGGCATTGGCTGGCGATCAATGACGCATGGATGCGGGACTGGTCGACCCGCGTGCCGGGCACCTTGGCCTGGTTCACCCGGCATCAGGGCTGGCGTTTCCAGCAGGTGCGGCTCGACGCCGCGCCGACCCCGACGACCGGCATCGATCCGCTGCCGAATCTGCATGAGGCGTACCAGATGTCGATCGTCGCGCTCGACCCGCTGGAAAAGCACTTCGACGAGTGGCAGGTGTGGAAGAACGCGAGCGGCCTCGGTGAGGGCGTGGTGCGCGCCCGCAATGCGGCCGACCAGCCGGGCTGGGCGCGGTACACGATGAACGGCCCGGGCCGGTTCTGGATCGGGGATCTCGGCGGCGGTGAGGAGCCGCGGATTGTGCAGACGCCGCCGATCCTGGCGGGCGAGACGTTGCGCATCGACACCCACCCGCGCCGGCGCACCGCGCGGGTCTACTCCGACGCCAACCCCTCCGGGCGCAACGTGTGGGGAGCGTTGGCGGGCCGCAGGTGGTTCGCGTCGGTGCCGGCGTGGTCGTCGGTCGAGATCCCGGTGCGTGTCACCGATGGCGGCAGCACCGCCTCGACGGTGCGTATCGACCTGACCCCGAGATCGTCGAGGCCGTACTGATGTGGGATCACGCCTATGAGGCGCGCCGGATGGATCGGCTCGAACGGGCCGATGAGCAGGCTCGCCGCGAGCAGACCTGCCTGATCCGCTATTTCGATAAGTTCCTGGAAGAGGTCGGCGAGGAGGGCGCGTACTCGTCGATTCAGTGCACGTGGAAGCGTCGCGGTGCGGGCGGTCTCAAGATGACCATCCCCCGGCCCGACATGGTCCACTTCGATCACTTCTTTCACAACCCGGACGGCGACGACGCCACGATCCCGATCACCGTCAACATTCCCGGGAAAAGGTGGGACGGGTTCGTCACACGCGCGGCGCTGCTGCGCGACGAGTTCGGTGTCGAGACGGTCGATATCGAGGCGATTCACTGCAAGCAGCACCACGCGACCACGCTCATGTACCCGTCGCCGTTCGCGCCGATCTGGGCGCAGTGGCCGCGGCACATGATCGGCATCGGCCCGCTGGTGACCCAGTGGATGGTCTACTACGCCTGCAACCTCATTCGGCAGCAGGCGCTCGGAGCGCCTGAGTCCTGGACGGATGCGCCCGATTGGGCGAAGCAGGATGCGCTGTGGCCGATCGCGATCAAGCCGGTCGACATCCTGCACGACACGAGCCCGTGGCGGGCGCTGATCGCGCGCATGGACCCCGGCGACAGCCTGTTCCTGCCCGCCGCCGAGGGCAGCGGCGTGATGTTCGACGCGCAGTTCTTCCTGCCGGGTGAGGATGAGCAGCCCGCGCCGGAGTACTACTGGCTGGAGCGGCCCACCGTGGTGCTATCGGCCGAGAATTTCGACGCACTGACCGGCCCGACCGGCACGCTGCTCGACGGCTTTCTGGGCTGGTTCGAGGAGTGGATCGACGACACCACGCCGGTGCGGTACCCGAACTTCGCCGCCCAGAGCGAATACGAAGCGGTGTACGGCAACCGCGGCCCGCTCGGCACGGTCCGGGGCTTCCCGTGGGTGTGGTTCCTCGAGGGCGAGTACTCGGGGATCGGCACGTCCGAGGTCGCGATCCACAAGCCCACCGCCACCCATGTGGTCGTCGGCGGCAAGTCGCCCGGTTGGGTGAATGCGGCGATCGAGTTCGCGATCAAGCAGCTGCTCGCCTGGCTGGGCATGCTGATCGGCCTGCCCGGCCTGGACGCCCTGTATCGCGGGCAGCTCGACGATGTGTTCCTGGCGTGGGCGGTGTATGAGGACCGAGAGCGCACCCGCCGCGCGGGCCCGTTCGCGTTCAAAGAGATCTACATCACCGGCAGCGACAAGGCGTACACGCTCGACGGCGTGATGGCCGGCCTCGGCGGCCTGCACCAGACCCGCGGCTACACCAGCAAGAAGGTCAGCGTGGATCCGCTGGGCCCGTACGTGTTCGGCCGCGACTACGACCTCGGCCACCAGATCGGGTTCCAGGTCGGCGCCGACCTGCTGTTCACCGACTACGTGGACGAGGCGACTTTCACCGACGACCGCACCACCGCCGCGGATCTCGCGCTGGTGATCGGCGACGGCTCCGACGAGGAGGACTCGCTGGTCAAGGCATGGGACCAGCTGGGCTCGCTGGCGAACGCGATCAAGCAGCTGTTCACCGATGTGGGCGCTGACCTGGATCTCATCGTTATCTGAGGGAGGCGAATTGGCCGACGTGACATTCCCTGCCCGCCTGATCGTGACCCGCGAGGTCGACGACGACGGCGTGCCGGTGCTCACCGCCACGGTGATCCCGGCGGACTCGGCGGCCGGGATGCCCCTGCCGGCAGGCCCCCGCGGCCCCGCAGGCCCGCGCGGACCGATGATGCCCACCTTCCGCAAGATGGGCGAAATCGCCGGCCAGGCCGCACGTCCCACCGGCCTCGGCCTCGACGACCGCGGCAAGTGGTGGCACCGCCTCGACGACGATTCGATGGATGTCTGGGATGGCACCGGCTGGCGCAATTCGCCGGGCGCGGTCGGCCCGCAGGGTCCGCCCGCACCGGCGACAACGATCGCCGCGACGACCCACCATGACGCCCGACTGACCGATCCGGCCGCGACGATCACCGGGCCCGGCCCGGATCTGGCGCTCACTGTCACCGCGCCCGCCGGCCTGCCCGGCGAGCAGGGCCCACCCGGCGCGTCCGGTGCGATCAGCACGGCACCGGATTTCGACGCCACCACCTCGCCGACGCAGCGCGGAATGTTCGGCTGGGCGCCGGGCGCGCGCCGCTGGCGGCCGATCGCGCCGCCCAACGGGTTCGGACCGTGGTCTTTTTCGCAGACCGATTTCGTCGCCTCCGTGGCGCAGAACATCGAGAAACTCACCATCGCCACGCTCACGATGCCGGTGCTGCCGTTTCGGTGGCGGCCGCTGGTGTGGGGCATGGTGAGCATGTACTGCCAGCAGGGCCACAACTCCGATGTCGAGGCCTACGTGCGGATCTCGTCGGCCGAGGGCGCCGCGGTCGGTATGGGCTCCGGGGCGCGCATCGACGGCATGTACGTCGGCACCCCGATCGTGCCCGTGTTCGGCGACAACGACGGCACCCGCGCGCTGTCCCCCAACAGCACCTACGCGACGATCCCGGCCGACGCCGAGTCGCAGCTGATCGTCACCCTCGAGCGCATCGCAGGTTCGACGAACTCGACCGCGGAAATCGGGTTCTCGAACGGCGCCTTGTCGAGCCTGCTCGTGTGGGCGATCCCGGCGGGGGGCGCGTGATGACCAGCATCGGCGAGTACTTCGAGGGCGTCCGCATCCGCGGTATCGACGAGGGAATTGGGCGGCCCGGCATCGTGCAGTCGTTCGTCGCCACCCCTGCCGATGGGTCGCTCGAGCTGCCGACCGGCCCCGCCGGCCCGGCCGGCGATCCCGGCCCGGCCGGCTACCGCATCCGGTGGGAGGGCGACATCGCCGACGACACTGCACTCCAGGCGCTGGCAACCACGCTGCGCGAGGTGCACGCGGGCAAGGCGTGGCGGGTCCGGGCCACCAACACGCTCATGATCTGGAACGGGAGGACGTTCGACCCCCACCCGGACGCTTTCGGCGCGCACGGCCCGCAGGGCGAGCCGAACGCCCTGACCCTCGGCACCGTCACCACCGGCGCGGCGGGCAGCGATGTGCAGGTCACCGTCACCGGCGACTCGCCCGGCCAGACCGTCGACCTCGTGCTACCGCGCGGCGTCGAGGGCGCCGAGGGCCCGGCCGGGTCGCCCGGCCCGATCACCGACGCACCGGACTTCGACGACGCCCCCGCGCTGACCGACTGCATGGTGCCGCTGTGGAACGCGGCCAGCGAGCTGTGGGTGCCGACCGCCTACCCCGGATGGCGGGGCCCGTGGACGATCCGCGAAACACAGGCATGGGACGGCGGACCCGGTTTCGCCGCCTCCCAGAACAACATCTCCACGTCGCCGAATCTCATCGCGACGCTGAACATCCCGGCGCAGGACACCCCGTGGCGGCCGATCGTTTTCGGGTCGGTGATGGTGCGCACCCTGGTCAGCAACAACGACAGCAACATCAGTCTCCGCGCCCGCATCGGCGGCACCGGCGGCCAGCAGGTCGCGCGCGGTGCGAGCTTCGGCGCCAACCTCGACAACCCGTGTCGGCTCACCCCGCACTTCGCGGCCACGTTCGCGCCGGACTCGCCGGTCGGCGTGATCGCCGCCGGGGTGCCGGCCTCGATCGCGATCACCCTCGAGCACGGCACCATCACCGCCGCGAACTACAACTGGAGCCGCACCGGCGCGTTCGTCACCGCGTTCGCTGTGCCCGTGACAGGACTGCCCGCATGAGCGAAATCGTCTACGAGGCCGATGTCACCGTGACGATGCGCGCCGTTGACGACGGCGGCGTCGGCCTGCCCTACACCGTCAACCCCCTCGATCTCGTCGAGGGCGAAGCGCTCGTCGAGGTCCGCGAGGGCGCACCCGGTGGACCCGGCCCGATCGGCGCCGCGTCGTGGCCGTGGCAGTGGATGGGCGACATCGCCGACCGTCCCGCCCTCGACGCGCTCGGCCTCGGCCAGGCCGAGAAGTACCGCGCATGGCGCGTCGTCGCCGAGAACGCCATCTACTACTGGACCGGGGAGTCGTTCATCCGGTTCCGCAACGCGTTCGGCGCGCCCGGCCCGGCCGGCCCGGTCAACGTGCTCACCGCCTCGGCGGTCGCGGGCCCGCCCGGCTCGACCGCGGCCGCGCAGCTGACCGGCACCGCGCCGACCCAGCACCTCGAGCTGACCCTGCCCCGCGGGCCACAGGGCCCGATCGGCCCGCCCGGGCAACCGGGCGCGATCTCCGAATCGGCGGACGTGGGCGACATGAGCGGTGCCGTGCAGGACTCGGTACTCGCCTGGCGCACCACGCCGGGACAGTGGCAGCCGGTGCCGCCGCCGCGGCTGCTCGGCCCGTGGGCGGTCGGCGGTAGCCAGATCTCCGGCGGCAGCCAGATCGCCCAGTCGCCGAAAGTCCTGGCGACCATGACCATCCCGGCGCAGCCCATCGCCTGGCGGCCGCTCGTGCTGTCCGGCCAGGTCAACATGCTCATCCACGTACAGAGCCTCAACCAGAGCCGTACCGACATCGAGGTGCGGCTCGGCTCCATCGACGGCGACCTGCTCGCCTACGGGCACGGCGTCCCCGCCGTCAACAAGGTCGCCGTCCTGCTGCGGCCGTGCTGGTTCTCCGCGATCGGCCCGAACAGCACACAGGGCGTGATCGCCGCCAACACCACCGCCAGCTTGTACATCGTCGCCCGCCGCGTGTCCGGCTCCCGCCCGTACACGATCGTCTCGGGCGGCAGTCAGATGTTCATCGTCGGCCAGCCGATCGGAGGCGTACCCGCATGACCGACATCGACGACGACCGCCGCCAGGTCGTCCAAGAGATCATCACCAAGCACGGCCGCGAGCAGCAGGCCAAGGACGCCCACGACTACCAGCGCACCTCGGTCGACGGCGTCGAGACGACCGCGAAGTTCCAGGAGCTGATGCGCCAGGCGCTCGCCGGCAAGCTGCCCGACCTCGGCGAGATCCCCGAGGCCGACCCCGAGGTCGCCAAGCTCGCCGCCGAGCTGGTCACGCTGCACCTGCCCGAGTGGCGCAATCCCGCCGGGCGCTCGCTCGCCAAGCCCACCGTCGTGACCATGCCGCTGGCGCCGCGCGTCGCCGACTACCTCGTCGCCCGCGGCTGGGTGCATGACCCGTCCCGCGAGCGCGTGCGCTGGATCCCCACACCCGGCACCAGCGGCGGCCCGCACGACCCCGGCATGCACATCACCCCCGACGAACATGGCCAATGGCCGGCACCGGACCCCGAAGCGTTCTACGACATCGACGACATCAAGGTCGTCGAAATCGACGGCGGCCGCTGGTGCGCGCAGCATCCGCGCGGGATCGCGTTCGAGGCCGACACGAAATCCGAAGCGTACGAGGGCATCGTCGGCCGTCTACGCGCCAAGATCAAGGAGGCGAGAAATGCCTGATCCCGTATGGCTGCCCGACGTGTTGCGGGCCGCCGGCCTGGAGGTGCGCGAGTACCCCGGATGGCGCGACCGCGGGCACGGTGATTTCGGCGAGATCTGGGGCGTGATCGCGCACCACACCGGCAGCAACCCGCCCAGCAACAACCCTGGCCACATCGCCCAGCATCCACAACTCGGCCTCGCATCGCAGCTGCACCTGTCCCGCGACGGCGTGTACACGGTGTGCGGCGTCGGCATCGCCTGGCACGCCGGCAACGGAAGCTATCCTGGCCTGCCGACCAACGACGCCAACCGGGTCACGATCGGCATCGAGGCCGAGAACAACGGCACCGAGGGATGGTCTCCGCGCCAGTACACGGCGTACGTCAAGGGCGTGGCCGCGATCCTGCGCAAGCTCGGCAAGGGCGCGGGCAACGTCATCGGGCACAAGGAATGGGCGGGCGCCGCGCAGGGCAAGTGGGATCCCGGCGGCATGGACATGAACCGGTTCCGCGCCGATGTGCAGAAGGCCATCGGCGACCCGACATCAGTGAGAGGTGAGGGCACCGTGTGGGGCGAGATGTTCGAGAACTTCAAGAAGACCAAGGTCTCCTACGCGACGGCGATCTACTACATCGACCAGAAGGTCAACGAGGTCTGGGAACAGGTCGGCCGCGGCTGGAAGCAGCTGGGCACCAACGCCAAAGGCGAACCGCTGACCCTGGTTGACGCGGTGGCCGAGCACAAGGCGCACACCGCGGCCGAACTCGCCGACATCAAGGCCTCGCTCTCGGCCGTCCTCGAGAAGCTGGAGGGCCGCTCGTGAACGCGATCACCAAGGCGCTCAATAGCGAGCCGATCCTGACCAGGATGACACCGGTGCTCGGCCTGCTCGCGATCTACCTGATCGGCAAGTACGTCACCGACGCCGATCTGGCGAACCTGCTGCTCGGCATCGCGACCATCGTGCTCGGCGGCGGAGCGATGGTCACCGCGCGGGCGAAGGTCCGCCCGCTGGCGAAAGAGCAGATCGAGTGAGGCGGATCCGGCGGTGGGTCGACGCCGAGACCGTGCGGCTACCGCAGGCGATCGTGTACTGCGCGTACATCGTCGCCGGTGTGCAGTCACTCGCCCTCGGCGCACCGCCCAACGCCGTGGCGCAGGCGATGGGACATGAGGTCGCGCTCATGTGGACCGCGCTGATCATCGCCTGCCCGACGCTGACCCTGGTCGGGCTGTGGCAGCGCCGCCGCGCGTTCTCGCTGTGGCTCCAGCTCGCCGGCGACTCCGGCGTCACGTGCGCCTCCGCCGCCTACGTCGTCGCCGTCCTACAGGCCACATGGTCGGAGCGGGCGACGTTCGCTGCCTGGTCGGCCGCCGCGCTGGCGATCTGCGGCGCGCTCATCACATGGCGCGACGCCCGCCGAATCCGGCAGGTGAGCAAGCGCATCCAGGCATTCGAGGAGGGGTGCGCCCGTGAATGACATCGCCTCCCTGCTGACCGCCACCGGCGTCGGCTCGGCACTGACCGCGCTGGTCGCCGGGATCTTCGGCTGGCGGCTCCGCTCGGCGAACTACGCGCAAATCGTGTCCGACATGAGCCGCCAGGTCGCCGAGGATCTACGCAAGGACAACCGCGAGCTCGAGCAGAAGGTGGACACGCTGCAAGGCAGCGTGGAGACGCTGCGGCTGCGCGTGATCGAGCTGACCGAGGCGCTGCGCGGCGCGATCCATCGCCTCGACGAGTACGGCCACGACACCGACCCGCTGCGCGCCGTGCTCCAAGGTCGCATCAACGGGACGGGAGGGCACGGACATGGCTGATCTGCCACCGCTCAAGTACGGCAAGGTCGTCGGCCGATTCCTGGCGAACACGGCGGACGGCCCTGACATCGACGACATGCCGGAGTTCCGGCCGATGTCGGGCAGCGTCAAGTTCACCGCGGCGCCGGACAAGATCCTCGTCTACGGCAGCGAACCGCCCGCGACCGTCGTGCAGCTGCCTGACCACTACGTCGCGTCGCTCGATGAGTTCGGGTATCTGACGTGGCGGGACGAGCGCGGTATCCGCCTCATCTCCCCGGACGCCGAGGTCAATCCGACCGGCTGGACGTGGACGGTCAGCTTCGATCTGTCCTTCGATGGGCAGCCGATCGCGCTCGCGCCCTACGCCATCGAGGTGCCGCCGTATGTGCCTGGCCCGGACCCGGAGGATCCGGACGAGGGATCGACCGGCCTGGTCGATCTGACGCTGGTGTCCCCGGTGCCGGCCAGCCGCGGCGAAGCGGTGGTGCGCGGCCTGTCCGTGGTGGACGTGCAGCTCGTCGGCGACGCGCTCGTTTTCGTGCTCGACAACGGCGACAGCCTCGACCCGGTGACCGTGCCGTCCATCGCCGAATCCGCGGCCAACGCGGCGGTCGCGCAGCAGGCTGCGGCCGACGCTGACGCCGCGCGCGACGACGCCCGCGCCGCCGTCGACTCGTTCGACCTCAGCATCGGCACGGTGACGACCGCCCCGACCGGATCGCCGGCCAGCGCCACGGTGTCGGGCGGTCCGCCCGCGTGGACGCTGGATCTCACCCTGCCGCAAGGCCCTGAGGGTCCGGCCGGATCGAACGACTGGACTGAGATCACCGGCAAGCCGGCGACGTTCCCGCCGACGATCGGCCCCGGCCCGACCGCAGCGGTGGCCGGCGACGACCCGCGCCTGTCCGACGCGCGCCCGCCGACCGCACACTCGCACCCGGCATCCCAGATCTACGACGCCAGCACGGTCGGACAGGCGGTGCTCACCGCCTCGACCGCCGCCGCCGCACGCACTGCCCTCGGCGTGCCCGCCGACACCGACCCGCGCCTGTCCGACCCGCGCACCCCGGCGGTGGGCACGGTGCCCTACGACATCCACATTCCGGTGTGCGGAAAGAACACGACCCGCGCCGTGGGCACCGGCGATTTCCCGTGGGGCATCAAGCTGCAACGCGCCGTCACGATCAAGTCGATCACGCTGCGCGGCAACACCGCCGCCGCATCGGGGAACCTGGTGGTCGAGCTGCGCAAAAACGGCACCCCGGTGGCGGGCACCAGCACCAGCGTCGCCGCGGCCGATCAAGTCACCGGCGGCACCCCGAACACCGGGACGTGGGCGTTCGCGAAGGGCGATGTGCTGCTGCCGTACATCACCGCGGTCGGCACCTCGCCGGGCCTCGGCCTGATCGTCGAGCTGGAAGGGCTGGCCTGATGCCCTGCATCGTCGCCGCCCCACCCGGAGGCGTCGCACCCGCGGGCATGACCCGCAACGCCGCGACACCCCTGTCCACCACGCTCGCCCAGATCGACGGCTGGGTAGCCGAGGCCGGCTCGGTGGTCACCGGCGGCAACGCCCTCATCGCCAGCGGGTCCGGCATGGGCGTCATCACCAGCTCGGTCCCCTTCACCAACTCGGGCATCAACCGGACAATCGATGTGGAGATCCGCGTCAACGGCGTGGCCGTCGCCAGCGTCACCGGCGCGTCCGTGCCCGGCGGCGGTGCCACCATCAACCTCAGTACACCCGGCCCCGTGGCCATCCCGGACGGTGCCCAGATCACCTACTGGGCCCGCCAGTCCGGCGGCACCCTCCAAGTCGCCAACAGCGCGGCGGCCTACGTGCGGATCACGCCCGCCTGACCAGGCACACGCAAACGGCCCCACCTCTCGCCGAGGTGGGGCCGATTTCGTCGTATCCGGCGTCAGGCTGGGCAGCGGACGCCGTCCATCAACTTGAGCTCACTGTCGCCCTTCTCAAGGCCGGTCTGTGCGGCACCGAGATTGCCTATCGCGAAGCGGCCCCATGCGAGGCGCGCGGGCACCTCCGCGGTGCCGCCCGTCGAGCAGTTGATCATAACGTCGTAGCCGCCATCCGGCAGATCGCTGTTCTTCTCGCGCACGTCATCGAACACCGCGCGAAGATCGGCTTCGTCATCGAAATCGACAGTGGCGGTGAACGTCTGCTGATCGCGAGTCACGGTGTAGACAGGCACATCCTCATCGCCGCCGGCCACCGCGCCGATGATCACGATCAGCAGGACGACGGCGAGGACTGCGCCGACGACGCCGAGGATGATCGCGTTCGTGCGGCGCCGTCCCGGCGGGGGAGCGGCTGGCGGCTGGGTGGTCATGCAATCCCCCTTCGGGCGGCGGTCCTGGTCGCGCATGACGGTAGCGGCGTGAGCACTGTGCGTCCAGGGTCTGCGCGAGTGCCTGGCCAATCAGCTGATTGCTGTGGGACGGTTGCGCTGATCGTCCTCGCGTCGCCGAATCTCGTCGAGGTACGCCTGTGCGGCGCGCTGCCGCGGGCACGGCGGATCGCACGTCGCGTGCAGCTTGACCAGACCGGCCGCGTGCGGCTCGTCGAGGATGAACGAGCGCTGTTCGCAGTAGTCCCGAATCCAACTCACCGCGCGACCTGCCTGCCCGGCACGATGCGGCCCTGGTCAACGAGGAACCAGTACGCCGCCCACTTCGCGCCACATCGCTCGATATCGCACTCGATCCGGGCTTGTAGCACAGCGTGCGCGAGCTCGGCAGTGAGTGTCGACGGCTCGGGATGGCACTCGCCAGTCACCCGCGCGATCACATCTGCGGCTGACCACGGCTGCTCTGGTCGAACGGGTGGATCGAGAAGGTGGAGGAGTGCCCACACCGCGCCCGCGATCGCGATCGAACCCAGAAGTACGGCCATCAT